ATTGAGGGTATCATCAATTCATCTTTGGCTACGAATGGTTCAGTGCGTAGAACTATCAAACAGACTATCTAATGGCATTAACTAATTTATCGTCTGACTTGCTTAATGGTCACAGCCATATTCAAGTTGAAGAATTTATGAAGCAAGGCAATGCGCTTCAATTTAACTCTGGCAAAAATCAACGAGTTGTTAGAAACACGTTGCCATCAATTGAATTAACGATCAGTTATAAAAACATTGATAAGGCTAAATTTGATAATCTTAAGTCAGCTTATGAAATAAATCATTCTAATACGTTTGAATTATCTAATACAAGCCAAGAAACACTATCAGAAATAGACGCAAGATATAAATATATAGCAGGCTCTAACGCTTCAACTTATGCCTTTAGAGAGTTTAAATTCTCTGTTCGTGTTGATTTAAAATATACTGGCACGATCAAGCTAATATCAAGCGTGTTCTTTGATTATCCAGAATATCAAGACTTATTTACTCAAGCATCAAGCTATTCACCAGTAACAACAGCTGACACAGGATTCATTACGTTAATGGAAACAGCAACGCCGTATCAAGTGAACTATGAGTATCTATCAACGTCATTATTTTCTAATATTGGACAATCAGCCAGACACATTAAAGATAGGGGTGGACTGCGTAAGAAATGGACGTTATCGTGGTTATTATCTGAAACTGTATTCTTAGCATTGCTGAAGTTCTATCGTATGCGTGGTGGCATTATGAGTGACTTCGGTATGCCAGATAGTGGCGTTATATTGACTGAGTATTTAAAAACTGAAGCTGGTTATTTTATAACAACTGAAGCTGGCGATAAGCTAATTACTGAGGGTGCGGGCGCTATTACTAAAGCTATATTTATGAAAGATTCGTTTAAATATGATAGAAATATAAACGGCTTGTATTCTTGTAGAGCAGATATTGTAGAGGTATTATGAGTAAAAATTTAAGTAATTATGTAAGGTCTGATGATGCGTTTGCTATCATTCACTTGTTTGAATTTGATATGTATGATTTTGAGGGTAATTTAGATGAGGTGCTTAGATTTACTGACCACGAAATGTTTGTTAAATACAATACTAATGATTACACGCCTTTGTCTATTACGTTTGATAGATTGAATGAAGATTTTAGTATGTCATCTGACTCGGTAAGCTTATCCATTGATAATATTAATGGTGAACTAACAAGGGAAGCATTAGCATCTGAATGGCGAAACAATAAGGCACGAATTATTAGATTTATCTATACGCCCAATGCTCAAAGCGATGGCGCTGATTATTATGATTACGGTATTATTCATTCTGAAGATATTAATAATTATCCTTACATTCATATGGACGATTTTATTACTGCTCAAACTACTGATGCTTATTATCTATTTAATGGCGTAATTGATACATTTAGTGCGACTGAACAAGCATTAACGGCTACACTAACAACGCCGTTTGTTCATTGGAACAAACCATACCCATCAAGAACGTATAATCAAAATGAATTTACATCTATTGTTGGCGCTATGAGCGATATGGTTTACTGGGGCAGACAGAATATTGTTTAATAAGGGGTTAATATGGGTATAGGTAACATTTTCAAAGCTATTGCTGGAATAGCATTAGTTTGGTATGCTCCACAACTTGCTATTATGGCGACTGGAGCAATGGGCGTTGGCGCTTCGGCTCTTGCTTTTTATGCTACAACTGCCGCGATTACATTAGTCGGCGCTTCTATATCTGGCTCGGCATTAGCACCATCAATGGGTGATATGTTTGGCTCTGATTCATACGCTGGTCAAAAGCTAAAGACAACCAAGGATAATTATTCACCAGTATCAATTGTCTATGGTGAAAATAGACTTGCGGGAAATATCATTTGGCAAACAACTAATAGCGCTGTTAATAATGATAATTCTGCAAATGGCTACAATCGTGATTACTGGTCAATTATTGCGCTTACTGGTCACACCATTGAAGATGTATTAAAGATTTATGCCAATGATAAGACATTAGATGTATCTGGTACTTATTCCGATAGGTACGCAAATGAATATACACACTTGCAATGGCACAATGCTAATACAGTGCGTGAGCCGATTAATGATATTGAGTTCGTCAAAGACAACACATATGCTAATGACGCATTTACAACGATCACTGGATATTCAGTTGGCGAGGCTAATTTAACCTTATCAACTGGTGATACTTCAGCTAATAGAGATAATCTACTTGATGATGATGACGCTACATATTGGTTAACGTCTAATTCTAACGGTCTTGGTGAATATGTGAGTATTGATATGGGTGCTACTGCTTATGCCTCGTCAATGGAGCTTACACTGGCTCACAACGTAGATACTGGGCGTGAGGTTGGTACAAGCTGGACGATTCAATATTCAGATAATAATACAACGTGGACTAATGCTAATTCTGGTGATGACTATTCATTTAGCAAAGACGAAATAATTACAATTAATGTAGATCACGCTGAAACTCATAGATATTGGCGCATACAGTTTGACGCATTATGGGAAGTTTTAGATAATGGCAATTTATCATCAAAGCAGTTAAGAATTTACAGCTTCAAAATCAATACTAACATCAACTCGGTAATTGAAGTTCCAAAAGATGTGGCATATTTAGCTGTTCACCAAGTATTTGATGCTCAAGACAATAAGAATACTGAGTTTGATAATTTAACCGTTGAGTTAAAGGGTAAGAAGATAAGAGTGTTAGCCAGTGCGACTACTTACTATACAAACCCGATATATTCAAACAACCCAGCCGAGATTATCTTAGATTTGTTGCGTGATACCTTGTCTATTGCTGATGCTGATATTGATTATTCGTCAATATGGGATGCTAAACAGATTTGCGAGGATAATGAATGGACGTGTAATTTAGCAGTCGTTCAACAAGCTAATATTCAATCAGTTATTCAAGATGTATTAGGCACGTTTAGAGGTCAGATTGTTCATTCTGGCACACAATGGAAGTTAAAAGTAAACAGCAAAGAAACAGCTATTGACGATATTTTAGATGATGATGATTTTATTAGTAATTCATTAAGCGTTTCAATGCGTGGTAATACTGAGATAGCTAACAAGATTATATTCAAATATATCAATCCACAAGACAACTGGCTATCAGCACAAGTAATGGTTGAAGATACTGATTTACAAACGTGGGATGGTCAAACCATTGAGAAAATTCTTGATGTTAAAGGTGTTACTAATACCGCTCAAGCTAAAGAATTAACGCAAATTGCCTTAAATACAATGCGTTATAGTGAGGGTTTACATAATGGTGGCGAGTTTGTTATTGGTAAAATCTACGCAATCAAGACTGCTGGCACGACTGACTTTACGTTAATTGGCTCTGCTGATAACAATGTTGGCACGGTATTCACAGCAACTGGTGCTGGTACTGGAGATGGTACGGCTTTATATAGGCTGAAACAAACACCATTGGCATTATCATTCGCCACGACTGTTAAGAACGCCCATTTAGAAGTGGGCGATGTTATTACTATACAATCTGATTTACTTGATAGAGATAGGGAGTTTGTTATTCTATCTGTTGAAACAGATCAAAGCGGATTAGTACAAATCTCAACAAGGGAATATTGCGAAACGCACTTTAGAAACACAGACGGTAATTATGTGATATGATTACCACAACTTATTAAACCGATAATAAATTAGGAAGAATTATGTCAGACAAGAAAATTAGTGAACTAACCGAATTAACCGCACCAGATGGCACAGAAGAATTAGTTGTTAATGATAGTGGAACGAGCAAGAAGATTACGATTGATAATTTAATAGCAGACAACGGTCTATCTGGTGATAAGATTGATGGTGGTACTATCAGTAACTTTACCTCAACAGGTATTGATGATAACGCTACGAGTACAAAGCTAACAGTATCAGCCACTGGTGTTGATGTTACTGGTAGTGTTACTTGTGATGGCTTCACCTCAACAGGTATTGATGATAACGCTACGAGTACAGCTATTACTATTGATAGTGGTGAGAATGTAGGTATTGGTACTTCTGTATTAACAACCAACACAGCTATAAAAGAACTACACGTAAGTTCTCCAGCCACTAATGGAGTAGCACAGTTAAAACTATCTGCACCTGTTGAGAATATGGAGGCTAAAATCCTGATGTCTGGGTATCTTGGTCAAGACTCACTTAATTTTGGTCTGGGTAATACTGGTCTTGATAGTTCTATCACACGTATGAGTATAGGAACTACAGGTGACGTAACCGTAAACACTGGCAACCTAGTAATAGGAACATCTGGCAAAGGTATTGACTTCTCTGCTACAAGTGATGGCTCTGGTACTATGACATCAGAGGTCTTAGATGACTATGAGGAGGGTACTTGGACTCCATCATTTAGAGGAAGTGGAACGGCTGGTACTTATAGTTATACTGTTCAAATTGGCAAATATGTGAAGATAGGAAAAATGGTAACTGTTTGGGCGGCTATATTCAATATAGTTGCATCTAGCAATGGTACTGGTAATATTGAAATAACTGGACTTCCTTATACAGTTGACTCTGGTTTACATAGAAGCCCTGTTGGTACTGTTGAATTAGATTTGTTTACGTTTTCTGGCTCATTATCCGCAACAGCTGCTGATAGTAGTACCTTTATTAATCTCAGAGACAGTAGGACTGGAGCAGGAGATTATGTATTACAAGTTAGTGATAGAAATAGTGACGGTTCTGATATAAACCTCTGTATTACATACAGAGTAGCATAATTAACCTAAATGGATTTTAGGTCAGACATTTATAACAACAGGAGAGTCAAAATGGCTTTAACAAAGAAAACAGTAGTAACACGAGGGAGGCGAACCAAAGACATATCAGGTGATAGATACGGAAAGTATGTAGTAAAGAATATGGCAGACTTCTGTCGCAGGTATGGGTTAGATAAAGCTAACCTACACACTTCAATAAAAACTGGGTGGAAACATAGAGGCTACTCAGCTCAACACGTTTAAGGAGATATAAGATGGCTTTAGTTAAAATTAGTAAGACAGATAAAGTAGAAGTAGTTGGTGAACACAAGATGGTACAGTGTCGTGAAGCTACTTGGGTAGAAGATGATGGT